GGAGTCTATAATTGTATTAGCTGCCTTCTCGGCATCCTACAATTGAGATTGTATTTTATACTCCCCAATCTCTAAATTATTGAGGATGCATAAAAATGAATGCCTAAGTGGTGTTAAAAAAATAACACATACCCCTAGAAGGCATGGGGCTTATTGGTATCCCTGAGGGATAATTGTTCAATTCAAATACTGTTCTATAAACGCTTGAACGTGCGATTGTCACGGGATTGTCTGTTGTGATATATGTTCTAATAAATTTTTTTGGATTATACACCTGAAATCCTAATCTAGCTTCGTCATCTAATCCAACAAAAATCGACACTGTAAATGGTTGAAAATTATTAGCTGGTGGTGAAGTCGCAATTTCCAAAGCACAATCCACACATAAAATTATTGCACCCCAATCATTTTCAGGATCTGGGGGCTTTCTTGGTGTATCTATCCATTTTGAGGCATTCCCTATAAAATTAGCCATATTCATATTAGGTATTGAAAATTCTAATGTGAATACTCCTCCTGGATTTCTAATATTTGATGAATAGGGTCTCACATAATCTTCTAATTCTATCAAAGGAAGTGGAAAGCTCTTTGTGGACGGTACAAATGATGCTTGCGTTATGTAATTATTAAATGAACTTGTACTAGCAGGAATATTATTTAAACAAGGCTGAGTAAGTACTGTATCAGGATCTGAATAACGACTCGGAGGTTGATAATACACAGACGCGTTTGCTGCTCCAACTATTTTAAACTTAAATTTTAATCCACCACATATGCCTGTATAATGTGACAAAAACATAGTGAAAGCATCTGAATACTCTCTAGAATGTAATAAAGAATATATATCAAATACTTGTGTAGAACCTTTAGTGGAGGGTGCAAATGTTAATGTGGGTAAAGGATGCAATCTTCTCACATAGTCTCTTACTGATTTGTTAGCTTGCATAGACATTATATTTACTGCATTAAACTCAGAAGAGCTATTTAAAAGGTTTACTTGATCTGATGGTGATACGAGAGTTTCTTGTCCTTCTGCTACAAAATCACTTAATTCGTCACTATTTTTCTCCAGCATAAGAGTAGGTGGGGTACCAGCTGGTATGGAAAAATTATCAGTACCATATCCAGCAAACTCTAAATTATCTCCACCACTCAAATAAACATTAAAAGATATCTCTGTAGGTACATTCGAATTAAAAACTAGTGGTTGCACCAAATATCCAAAAACTACGCCATGTGAAACACTATTGTTAGCATAATCTTTTGTACACTCTAATTGTCTAAAATTACTACAAAACGGTAAATCAATAGTTTGAATTTGACCTCCAGCAGAAAATTCTAATGTATCCAAGTTTAAATTATGAACATCTAAATATCTAGGTATATTATTAAATGCATCATTATCATATAATCCAATAGTCATATTATAATTTTTAAAAATAGCTATTTTGGCAAAGTGAAAATTAGTACATACTGCTTGTATATGCATCTTTAGGTCTCCTCTCCAAAAGCGAGAATTTTCATATATAGTTCTCATTATAGAAAAGAAATAACTATTAGCTTCATTACCAGTTTGAGTTATTTCTACCATAGGTGTTATTGGATAAGCAAACAAATTCTTCCCTATCTGAGTTTGCGCATTAACTACAAAAGTACCTACATAAACGGGTTTCTTTAACAGATAATTCAAGTCCATTTCATCTTGGTCAGTCCGAAAGAAAAAATCATCATATATCCTAGACGATTGAGAGAAGTTATGTAATTTTTCAAAGTGGATTTCTTGGTCTACATGATTTAAAGGATTCCTAAAAGTAACCAAATTTTTATTAGCTATTTCACTATTGTTTTTATTGTGAAAACCAGTTACTGTTTTTATAGTAGAACGCATATAGTCTATAAGATCACCAGAGACTTTCTTCAATCCAACTGCCGTGTCATCTAAAATAGCAGTAGGAAGACGAGATAGTTCTTCTAACCCTTGCGGTTCCCATCTTGCTAACGCATTTCGAGGTACATAAAATTCTGCCTCCTTAAACATACAGTGTACTGAAATTGATATATCAATAGATGCCCCTACAGCCACTTCTAGTGGATTCATAACAAAAAACACTAAGTCAAAAACATCTAATCCAAAATAAGCCGTGGTAGTCGGTGTATTAGAATTTTGATCTTGCGGACCTATAATTGTCGGACATCTATATAAAGACGTTGGCGTATACATAGGACATTCTAAGCAAACAGATGTAGATTCTGATGCGTTCAAAAACACATGAGGTGCTGATAGAATCTGATTAGGGTTTATAATTCTCGGTGTACCATGTGGCACTGCTGCTACTAAAACTAAACCTTGATGCATAGGCGTCCCTGCTACTTGTAACATAACACACATCTTCGCTTGGAAAAATGTAGCTGAATGGAATGGTACCTTTGCTAGTTCATTTGTCATAATCGCCGTTGGAAAGGACATTCTATTTGGACCTGGCACCAACTCAGTAAATTCTAAATTTGTAGTATCCCAATTGACAGCACCAATTATGAAAGGTTTATCTAATATTTGTTCAAAATGCATACGATAATCAGCAGGCATATTTAAAACCTTAGGCATTCTATTAAAAATTTCTTCGGGTTCTATAACATTTTTAGTTCGTAAACTTGTTTTATATTTTTCTGATATAACATTAATTGCAGTGAAGTAATTAGTTTTAATTCTAAGAACAGGATTATCACTATATCCAACAAATAGAATTTCTCTCTTTTAACCAAGAATACACTATTCCCACTAACGAGAGAAAATTAGTTTTTAAAAAGGTAACATGTATTCTAGCTAACCCTCTTATAAAGGATTAACGAAATTATGAGAAGCGTGATATAGAAGATCATACTCCCCACTGTCATATATTTGTTTTAAATATTGCTCGCTCAACAGTTTAAAAGGTATACTCTGCTCTAAGCAAGCTTTTTCTAATATTTGTATACTACGATGGTATAAATCATAATGCAGAAATATTTCTCTTTGAAACGCATTTATTTTATCTAAAATCACGTCATAAAGTTCTTCTTTACTCTTATCTACCCATGATAAAGAACTATATACCGTTCTAACGTCTAACGGACAAGTAATAGTATTTAATACTGGATGGTATCTAAAACTTCTTTTCAAAAAAGTGATTTCACTCAAATCTTGAAATGGTTTAACAATAGGATTTTTGAAGGAATCTGTCATAGTCATACCTAAAGATTCAAAAAAATCTCGCATTGTCTCAGCGTTTAAAAAACTTTCAAATTTTTTATTTAAACACACATTTAGTCTATCATCACCATATACAGGATCTGTAATATCTCTATGAAAACTAGTCGCTGTTACTTTTTGTTTGTTTTTGACCATGTATCTATAATACCACATAGCAGTATAGGCTCTATTAACTAAACTATTAAATAATGCTGTTAACCAACACCCGGATGGAAGTGAATGATTTAACACCCAGGTGTCATCATTTACAACAACTATATTATATGATATGTTATTCAAAATATTTTCCGCTAACTGTTTATCTCGACCTTTATAATATTTTAAGATAACTTTAGCCACTATGTCTTGTACTTGTACTTTCATTCTTTTATCATACTTTCCTATATCTCCAGCCCAACACCTTCCAACTTTCATCATATTGTATAGTCTTTGCCAATCTTTGAAAGGATTAATTCCAATCATGATTTCATTAAACCATTTTTCTTTTAGTATCTTAACGGCCATCTTACCGAAAAGCATTTTGGTAGCAACTTGCATTGTAACAGGCGACACCCGAAATGATCTAGGTTCCGTTTTCTCTATATTTCGAAGTTCATCTTTTACTGTTTCAAACCACACTATATCTTTAACTAATATTTCACCATCTCTCATACGTGTTACAAATTCATTGTACAAGTTTCGAAAATTAGATTTGAATTCGCCCTTAATAAAATCAAAACAATCTTCTTTGCTTTTAATATCAAAAAGACCATTTGACGATTTTTTATTTATAGGTGCTAACCATTCGTCTCCTTTTACTACTTGCTCTTCTGATAAATCATCATAATCTTCAAAATATTGTGATAAAACCTCTTCTGCGTAATCTAATTCATTTTGGTTACAATAACTACCTATCTCTCTTGATGATTTAGCTAAGTCTTTAACAGTATGCGGTCCATATACACTTAAATTAGCGGGTTGTCTGGTTGTCTCAAATGTTCCAAACAATGGTGATTTTATAAAGTTCGTGTTCTTTGGTACGTATACAGATAGATCTGAGTCAATTCTCAAACCACTAGTGTCACAAAACGATCTTTCACTAATGTTAACATTTATTTTTAATCCTTTATCACTCGCTTCTAATATATTGAATATATCTCTTCTACACATATCAGACCACACCAATGACGCACCTAAACTTTTATCATCGCTACCAGCTACATGCATGCCTATAATTTGTCCTTGTTGAGTTACAACTAAAGCTCCGCACATACCTTTATAATGTAAGTCCTTATATACACAAGGATTTGTAATGATATTTTTATTTTTACCTACATTATACACGATGGGGCCATCGTTATAATTATTTACTATTATATCATTAAGACTTATGATTTTATCAGGAAAAGCGAGTCCTACTGGCTGAGAAGTATTTTCCTTGAAAGCAACAGATATTTTTTTAAAAGGTGTTGGAAACCCACTACTAATTTTTAATATTGCTACATCATTTTCTGCGTTTTTATACACCACATCAACTGGTGCATTATCAAGAAAGCGATAATTATCTTGCTTATTTCTAAACACAGTCAATTGGATCTTTCTATCTAATACTAAGTGATAAGGCACTAAAACATACCTTCCTGATATTAGAGCCAAGCATGAATTAGTTTGATAACATTCATCATTTACCGTAAAACTCATCTCAATTTCAAATAATTGTTTGGAAATTTTTCTTAACATTGAATGAGCACTATCTAAATCTATATTGGTAAATTTATCGTCATTTGTCAAAATTTTTTTTGGAACCAAAGTTTCCAACTCCAAATTACTCTCTTGTTGAAAATTTTTATATCTGAATTTATAAACTATGGTGAGCAACAATATACCTACGGAAATACCACCAAAGACTAACATGGGATTTTCATAGATTAATTTCAGAGCATCTGCAACAAAATCTTTTAATACTTCTAATAAATAATCACAATAATCGTAAAAACTATGTAAAAAACCGTCTGGTTCTTCTCCTTCTGAGTAGAAAGGATTTAAATTTCGTATATTACTAAGATCTTCTTCATCTATGTTATTATTAACATGTTGTTCTTTTCGCATTTTATTTATACCTTGAATTATTGAAGTACTCCAGACCAAAAATTCACTCTGATCTTCAACTCTACAACTATCTTGTATAGTAACTTCGTGTAAAGCACAAAAATCTCTAAACTCTAATGGGAAACCATTGATAAACTTCTTTTTATCTATATCATAATATTTAAACCTAGCTACTCCTATAAGGCTACTTCCATTGGTTTTCACTTCCTGAAAATCAAAAACAAATCCTCTTCTCCACAATGCTTCAGGATTCTCTATACAGTCTTTAGATGTAAATCCACTCAAATGCATAAAATTATTAGTAGTCAACAAAATAATTTCACTATTGAAATATTTTGTATCTTTCAGAGAGGCTTCAGCGCAATCTAAAGGTAATTTAACACACGATACCCAATTGATGAGGGTTCTCCACTGATTCTTACCCATTTGACCTACATCATCCATATAGAATATAGTTTCATTGTTATAAGAATCGTACCAATCTTTACCATCTTCTACATTCTTCACACTATGAGAATAATGTGTTTGACCTAATACTTTAATAATATTATTAACCGTCACTGATTTTCTACAACCAGGTGGTCCTTCAAAAACGAAACAGCTAGGCTCAATTCTAGATGTTTCTTCATAAGAATGAACGTTCTTACATAACCTTATAAAATCTACACTTAAATCATTTAAAGCCTTATTTTTAGAAAAGAACTTTTTCTGTACTATCAATTTACTGTCATTCTCCAAATCCTTAACGGAGTTTCTAAAACTATCTTTTAACATAATTTTCTTATCTTTTTCATATGATTTTAAAAGAACTTTACATTTTTGAACACATACAAATTCTTGCAAACCGAATATTGATAATAATTCCTTCATATATTCTTGAATACTATTAGGAAAAAACTCTATGATGCAATTCAATAATGAACCCAAACAAGAGAAAAAATCTATAAATATACCATGATCATCTAAGAGTTTTTTATTAGTCAATATACTCATTTGTTTCAAAATTGTAATTATTTTAATAGGCATTAGAGTACTAACTCCTGCTATTAAAACTGTTTCTAAAGATTCACTACTAAATAAAGGAGTTTCTGATAAAATATCCTGAATACTCAATAAAATCGACACATAATCTAAAAATCCACTGTGATCATGAGAAAGAAGATTCTTAATTGATATCAACAACTTTAATATTTTGAATCCATATTTTTTTATTTGTGCGAAGTCTATATTTGTTATAGGTTGTAAGAACTTTTCTTTAAACTCTGAATACGTTGTATTCACAGCAGTAGACACTTTACCGACAAGTGCTATAGTCTCAAAAATAGTACAAATACCTGATAGAAAATCTTGAAAAGTCTTCTTAAATCCCGTCAAAGATTCCGTTAAACCTTCACTTGTAAAAATATGTTTACTATATAACTTCTTTAAAATATTCTCTGCATCACTTCTTGCTCCTTTGTATTTACATAGAACATTATATTTATTAATACATGGCAAATCTCTTCTATTGAAATCATTCTTATGTAATGAAAGTAACTCTTTTTTATAAACATCTAAAAAATAATATTTACTACTATTTTTATTAACATATTTAACTTTTAAACCAGTTTCGTATTCAATTCCTTTGCGTGAGCATACTTTTGATAAGTTTTCTTTAGGTCTTGAGTAATCTTTGGGTGTCACCCCTATTACCGAATTAGTCTCAGTTAACTTATCTCTAGTATCTAGTCCAGTTTCCGTTTTTCTCTCAGTCAACGTTGAGAGTGACTCATTAACCAACTTTTCCATTTTCAAATATAATTGTTTTCATTTTCGGTATTATGAAAATCTTGGCCTCGAGATCCGGATCCTAAATTTTACTTTAGGCTGTACAAGGTTTATGGCACTTGCCAAGCCACATAAAGACTGATTATGACAGGTGATAGGATCACAGCACTATCAAGCTGTAGAGAGTATCTGGCTCTAACAGTATTTCCTTATATCAAAGAAATAAAACTCAATGATAACAGTATGAAGAATTATTAAAAAAGAACAACCTTTTATAAGAAGTAATCATACTCCTATCTTCATAAATCCCATAAAAACTGGTAGGTAGTTTAATCCACACAGTCATTAGGGGAGGAAAGAAAAC